CCGATGAGCCGCCTCGTGTGCTGGCTGCGGTCGCTGCAGGCCAATGCGGTGTTCTGTGCCCGATGCGGCGCGTGGGAGCTTGCGTGATGCCCACCACGCCCACCACGCTCGACCACATCACTGCGGTTGCGCGCCTCCACGCCGAGGTGGACCGGCTCACCACCGAGCGCGACAAGCTGCGCGCGGCGCTGGAAGAGGTGCTCCTGTTTGGCAGGAGCAGCGCGAACTATGAGTGTAGCGACGACGACGCGCGGGAATGCGTGCTGCGAATGAATGCGGTCGCGCGGGAGGCGCTCGGGCGATGAGCCTCGTCAGCGACGGCGACCGGCACGCGCTGATCGCGACTGTCGAGCGCCTACACGCCGAGGTCGAGACGCTACGCGCTCAGCGCGACGGACTCGAGCATGCGCACAGCGAAGCGATGCAGGCCTGTGGCTCGCTACGCGCCAAGCTCGACAAGGTGCGCGCGGCGATTGCGCCGCAGTGCCTCGAGTGCCTCACCGGCGAGCATACCGCGCTGACTGCGCACGAGGTGTACGGGCGATGAGCGCGATCGATTACATCCGCAGTCGGAGCAACGAATTGCTCGAGCCGGGCGACATCACGGAAGCAATCCTGGAGCTCGACGAGCGGCTGCGGGCGCTGGAGCTGTGGGAGGACCGAGTGCCGCACCGGTGGTCCGGCGAAACGCGCGACGAGATCTGCTTGGTGTGCTGCGTTAGGCGAGGTGGCGCATGAGCGCGCCCACCTGTCCCGAGTGCACTGCGGCAGGAGCTACTGCGATGAGCATCACAATCACCATCGACGGCGTGCCTGTGCCTGGTGTCACCTCGGTGAGCTACTGCGACTCCGAGCCGTTGCCGCTCAACCTGGGCAGCGACGTAGAAGCGATCGTGCCAAGGTCGTACTCGGTGAACTTCGACATGCGCCTCGACCGTCGCGCGTGGCGGAAGTTTCGCAAGGCGCTTGGCGGCATGGATGCTCGAGAGCACCGGCGCTGGGCCCGCGTCGAGCGCTCGCGCTGTCTCGGCGATCACCGGCGTTGGCGTTTCGAGGCGACCGACGGGCCGACCACGTGGCCACGCGCGCCGAGGATGGGGTTGCGATGACCGCCTACCGCACCTCGCCGCTGGCCGTAGCGACCATCGCGCCACGCACGACGTGGCCGCGCCTGCTGCGCGCTTGGTGGCGAGGTACGCTGCGCAAGATGCAGCTGCGTCGCGAGGGGTGGTGTGCGGCGTGTCGCAACGACCACTGCTGTGCAGACCCGTACATGGCCCGCGGGGGTGACCTTGCGCGCAGGGTGCCGGGTAGATGCCGGTGCACGGGTGGGCGCGAACTGGCCAAGGTGGGCGGCCGACTCGAGTGGCGGCATCAAGGGCGAGGCGACGAATGAGCACCAAGCAGCACACCAAGATGCGCGCAGGCCGACTCGTCGCGGTCTACGTCGACGACGGGCAAGGCCGGCGGCTCGTGCTCGCCGATGAGGGTCGCTACAGCGTCGCCGAGCGCGTGATGGTGCTCGCGACCACGCAGGCCGAAGCGAAGCAGGCCATCGCTGTGCTGTATCAGCTCGCCGAGGAGTTACCGCCGTGAGCGTCACGCACTACCCCTGCGAGCGCTGCGGAGCAGGCCTCACCGACTACGACGGCCATGAGCACGAGTGCGAGGATCTCGCCGCGGTGAGCTCGCTCGAGGAGCGCGTCGACGCACTCGAGACACAGGTGGCGCTGCTGATGGCCGCGGTGGAAGCATTGCAGAGTGGGACGAAGTGATCGCCCCGAGCTGGCCTCGGAGCGTGGGAGGAAGCAATGGCACGACGAGTTGACCATCACGAGGCGGAAGAACGGCTCCGAACTTACTACCGCAGCGCCGAGTCCGCCGCGGGCTACCGATCGATCCACGGCGCGCTGATAGACAGCAAGGCCGGTGCGTCGAAGCGCTCACGCGGTGGTGCGTGGATGCGGCCCGCGCACGGCGATGCTCGCTCGCAGCGCTCGCCCGAGGACAGCTGGTCGCCCGAGCGGTGCAGCACCATCCGGCAATGCAACCGCACGGCGAAGGCGCTCGCACGGCTGACCTCGGCCGACCAGGCCTACCTCGCTGCGGTGTACGCCGTGGACGAGAGCTTTTGGCGCTGCTACGCCGACCAGGCCTTCGGCGCCGGGGTGGGGCTCAAGCTGGAGCAGGTGTTCGGCGACCTCGTGGGCGTGGCCCTGCTCTGCGTCGCCGTGCCCGATGCCTGGACGCCCGCGGCGACCGCCGTGGTGCAGGCCGGCGTGTACCGCGAGAGCGACCTCGAACTGCGCGGCCGCCTGGCCAGCCTTGGCGCCACCGCCCTCGAGCGGCGGGTGCGCCGCATGGTGCTGCGCCGCCTGTCCGGCCACGCGCTGGACACCGCCGCGGCGTTCTACGGGCGCTGCCGGGCCTGCGAGCCACGCCTGCCACGAGGGCTGCCGACGGCGCGCCTGCGCCTGGACCAGCACGGCGCTGGCGGATGGCTGGTCGCCCAGCTCGACGGCAAGGCGGCGCTGGCACCCACCCTGGAACGGGCCAGGACGGCCCACAGGGGGGCGCTGGCGGCATTTTGCGGGGCGATGGGGCTGGCGGGGGTCGCGGAGCGCGAGGCCGCCAGAGGGGCTGCCAGGGGGCAGCAATGGCACGTGGCGACGTTGCCGCGCGTGTACGGGATTGCGCCGTGAGCGATCGCGAGGTGGACGATCGGGCGCCCTACATCGGGTGGGCGGCGGTCGCCAAGGCGCTGTCGATCTCCGAGCGGACCGCAAAGAAGCTGCCTTCGCGAGGTCTCAAGGTGGCGCGCGATGGCTTCGGCCGGGTGCTTGTGCACCAGCAATGGCTCGAAGATTGGATGTGTGAACGTACACACATAATCGACTAGCCTTCCCCCCATTGCACTTGCATTCCCCTCCGGCGCTCGGCCATCTTGGCGGTGAAGCGGATCCACACGTGCCCCTGCCGTGCTGATTCGCCACACGCTCGCTGCATCCAGCCACTGACCGGTTCGCCGGTCCCGGCGGGTGCAGCGGGCACCTACAGACTCGCCCTGCGAGGCTCGGCCAATCCCCCCCTGGCCCAGTCTCGCGGGGCTCATTCTCCACCCACCCGCACGAGGACGACACATGGGCGCACTCACCCACGGCGACTATGCCGCGCAACAGCTCAGCCGCCGAGTCGCCGAGCCGGTGGCGTCTCTCACGGCGCTCAAGACCATGTCCGCGCGTCAACGCGCCACGGGCATGCTCGCGCTCAATCTCGCCGACGGAAAAACCTGGCGATACAGCTCAGCCTCAACGCTCACGGGCGACGACCTGCTGGTGGCCACCCCGAGCGACAGCGCGGGTCGGTGGCTGCTCGCACCAGGCGCGGTGCTGATTCAGATTCCGATCACGTTCGCCACGCTCGACGCTGCTGTGCTGCTCACGATGCCGGCGGGTGCACTGCTGAAGATCGACGACCTGTTCTGGCGCGTGACCACCAACTTCTCGGGCGGTACGAGCAGCGCGATCGGCGTGTCGTCCACCAAGACAGCACCCACGAACTGGAGCACCAAGGGCGACCTCTTGGGTGGCTCGGCCGGTGACGTCGCCGCTACGCTCGTGTCGGCAACGGGTATCGTTGCAGGCACAGTCGGCACCGACATGGATACGGTCGCCAAGAGGCGTGGCGCGATCTGGAAGGCTGCCGACATTCTGAGATTCGATCGTATCACCGATGCTTTTACGGCAGGCGTTGGTGCGGTCTGCGTCTCGGGGACTCTGCTCGAAAACAACGGCGCCTAGTGTCAATCTTGGCGCGCGTGCTCGAAGCGCGCGCCGGCCAGTCGCAGAAGTGGCGAGACGACCCCGCTGGGTACGCCGCCGCAGAGCTCAACGTCACGCTTTGGGCGAAGCAGGCGGAGATCGCCAAGCTCATTGCTGCGCACGACCGCGTAGCGGTGCGCAGCGGCCACAAGGTCGGCAAGTCCAGGCTGGCAGCCACCATCGCGTGGTGGTGGGCGATGAATCGTCCGCGCGGCATGGTCGTCATCACCGCGACGACCGCGTCGCAGGTGAAGTCGATCATCTGGCGCGAACTGCGCGACGTCGCGCGGGGGGCGCGCTGTCAGCTGCCCCCCGTCCCGAAAGATCCATCGACCGGCGTCCAGTGGGACGATGGGCGATTCATCCTCGGCATCTCGACCGACGAAGCCGAGCGCATGGCGGGCTTCTCCGGCGACGAGCTTCTGTTCATCGCCGACGAGGCGAGCGGCATCGACGAGGCCATCTTCGAGGCCATCGAGGGCAACCGAGCCGGCGGCGCCAAGCTGCTCATGCTCGGCAACCCGACGCGAACCACGGGCGTTTTCTTCGACGCGTTCAACTCGAAGCGCGAGTTCTGGAAGCGCGTGCATGTTTCCTCTGCGGACACGCCGCAGAACATCCGCGGCCTCGCTACCGCTGCATGGGTAGCCGAGAAGCGGCGAGAGTGGGGCGAAGGCTCGCCGCTGTTCGCCGTGCGCGTGCTCGGCAACTTCCCCGACCAAGCATCGAATGCAGTGGTCGGCGTGGCTGCCGTCGAGGCTGCGCTGGCCAGGTGGGAAGTCACCGAGGCGGAGGGTCGGCTCCACCTCGGCGTAGACGTGGCCCGCTTCGGCGATGACGATTCGGTTATCGCGCCACGGCGCGGTCGCAAGGTGCTGCCATTCACGGCAGTCCACGGGATGGACACGGTGGAGGTGGCCGACGAGACGTTGCAGGTAGCGCGTGCGCTCCGCATCAAGGGCGAGCGGAAGCCGCTGGTCAAGGTCGACGACAACGGCGTGGGTGGCGGCGTCTACGACCAACTGCGGCGTCACAGCGACGAGATCGACGTGGTGCGGGTGAACAGCTCCACCGTCGCCGACGCCGAAGACGATTTCTACAACCTCCGCTCGCAACTCGCCTTCGGCGTGGCTTCGTGGCTGGAGGATGGTGGGGCGCTGCCCCCCAATCACTCGCGGCTCGAGGGCGAGCTCGTGGCGCCGACATACGGATTCGATGCGAGGGGACGGCGCAAGGTGGAGAGCAAAGACGACATCAAGAAGCGGCTGCCGGATGGCCGGTCACCCGACTTCGGCGATGCGCTGGCGCTCGCCGTCTACGAGGCCCCCTCCATTCCGATCAGGCCCATCGTGGCCAGGCGCCCAGGCTATCGCATCGCATCGCGCGGCTTCTGAACCATGAGCGCCCTACTGACTGCGCTCCGCTGGTTCGGCATCAAGCGCGAGCCGGCCGCGGAGCCCATTCCGCTCGTGCGCCGGCGTCTCGGCATGGGAGGCGCCGGCGGCTACGTCATTCCGCAGCTGCCCGTCTGGGCGCAATTGCAGCGCATCGGTGGCTCGCTCACGCCCGTCGAGGTGTCGGCGATCATCCGCGAGGCCGACACTGGGCGCACGGCGCGTCTGTGTGACCTCGCCAACGAAGCGCGGCAAAAAGATTGTCACCTTCAATCGATCCTCGCGACCAGCGAGGAGTCGATTGCTGGACTCGAGTGGACGCTCGAGTTGCCCGACGACGCGCTGCTCCGCGAAAAGAAAGCGGCCGAGTGGGTCGAGCAGCAGCTGCGCTCGTGCCGAGCATTCTCGCGCTTCCTCGCGCATCAAGCGGGCGCGGTTTACTACGGCCACGCCGTCAGCGAGATCCTGTGGGCCAAGGTGGCTGGCAAGCTGGCGCCTGTCGAACTGTGCGCCATTGCGCCGCGTCGGTTCCTCTACGACGAAACGGGCGGCCGGCTGCATTGGTGGGATGAGTCCGGTGTGGCGCCGTATCCAGGCGTCGACATTCGCGCCAAGCACCCAAACAAGTTTGTTGTCAGCCAACCGCGCGTCAACGGTGATGTGCAGTGCCGCGAAGGCCTCGTGCGCGTGCTCATGTGGGCCGCGCTGTTTCGCAACTGGGCCATCAGCGATTGGCTGAAGCTCGGCGAGATTGCCTGGAAGCCTTGGCGCTGGGGCAAGTACAGCAAGGATCAGAGCGGCGACGACGAGATCAACGCGCTCATCGCGACGCTGGATGACATGGCGTCCACGGGCGTGGCTGCATTCCCGCAGTCCACCGACATCATGATCGAGTGGCCCAAGGGCCAGACGCCCACCGGTGGCATGCATCGAGAGCTGTTCACCACGGTGGGCAGCGAGATGTCGAAGGCCGTACTCGGCCAAACGCTCACCACCGAGCAGGGTGATCGCGGCGCCAGGAGCCTCGGCGAGGTGCACGACAACGTGCGACGCGACTTGCGCGAGAACCGCGCGTGTTCCGTCGCCGAGGACGTCCAGCGCGATCTCGTCGAGGCGATGTATCGCCTCAACTTCAGCGAAGGCATTCGGCCAGGTCGATTCACCTTCCTGACCGAGGACGCGACCGACCTCGTCGCATTCGCCACGGCCATCGAGAAGCTCGCGAAGGCGGGTCTGCGCATGCCGGCGCAGTGGGCACGCGACGAGATCGGCTGCCCCGAGCCGAACGAGGACGAGGAGCTGGTGGGTGACGGAATCGAAGAGGAAGAGGCGGAGCCGCCGGAAGATCCCGAAGGCGGACCCGACGATAGCGTCAGCCCCGACGACGCCGAAGAGGCCGCGCAAGACGCCGCCTGATCACCCGGACGAAACACCCATATCGGATCGAATGGTCCGGCCCGAGGACTTGAGGCGCAAGTGACCGAGCACGCGCAGATGGACATGTTTGTCGAGAAGTCGAGCAGCGCAGATGCGCTCTCGCTCTCGGCAGGCCTCGCGTTGAAGGCCTACGACGAAGAGGCGCGCACAGCCACGTTCGTCGCCTCGTCCGATGCCATCGACACGTACGGCGAGCGCGTCGAGCAGTCATGGAACCTCACGCGATACATGGCCAACCCGGTCGTGCTTTTCGGCCACAATTCGCGCGATTTGCCCATTGGATCCGCCGAAATGGTCGCGGTCCACGACGGAAAGCTGCAAGTACGCGTCCGATTCGCCTCCGAAAAGGCCAACCCGATGGCCGAGAAGGTCTGGCAGTCGGTTCGCGAGAAAACGCTTCGCGCGGTCTCGGTCGGCTTCATTCCCGGCAAGGTGAGGACAGAGCGCGAGGGCGACAGAGACATCTACGTCCTGTCCGACAACGAGTTGCATGAGATCTCGGTGGTGCCCATTCCGGCGAACCCCGAAGCACTCGCAAAGATGAAGGCCAAGGCAATCGCCTCGGCTGGCGCCAACAACGGCGAGACACACGAAGCCGCATCGAGCGGCAGGGAGACAGCAATGGCAGACGAGTCCAAGGCTGCGCTCGAGGCGAAGGAGCGCGAGCTCGCCGAGGCGCACAAGAAAGTCACCGAGGTCAGCACGTCGCTGACGGCGATGCGCAATGAGAAGGTCGCGGTGGAGTCCAAGCTCGCCACGACCACCAACGAGCGCGACGCCGCGATCGAACGCGCCAAGAAGGCCGAGGCCGCGGTGGTGGCCGTCGAGCTCGACGCGCTAGTCGGCAAGAAGATCGCGCCGACCGAGGTGGCTGGTCTGAAGGAACTCGCGGCCCTGTCGCCCGATCTCTACCAGCGTCAGGTCGCGGCCATCAAGGACCGCGCCGACATGAACCTGCTGTCGAGCGTGGTGCCGACGAGCGGAGCCGCTGCGTTGACCAATGGCCTGGGCGCCGACGACGAGATCGTCGCGCTCATGAACGGGTGAGGGCGCCATGGCTGTCCGACCGACCGTCGATCTCAAGTTCGGGTTGATCAAGACCTACACCGTCAAGGCGGCGACCGTCGCCACGGCGGGCCTGTCCTGCAAGTTCGGCGCGACTGACACCGAGGTGGAAGTCGTTACGACCGACGACCAGGAAACCGCGATCGGCATCTTCATGGAGAGTGCCGTCGCAGGCGCACGCGTCCAGGTGTGCCTGTTCTGTCACGCCATCGCAGAGGTCACCGTTGGCACCGGTGGCTCGACGCGCGGCATCCGCCAGAAGCTCGTGCCGTCCGGCGTCACCGACGTCACCGCCGCCACGGACCGGTCCATCGGCGTCGCCATGAACAGCGGCGTCGCCGCGGACAAGATCGGCCTCGGCCTGCTCTCGCGCTGAGAAGGAACACGACCATGACGGCAATGAACACTCTCGGCTCCGACGCGCTGAAGCCGATCGAATACAGCCCCAACCCGGTCGCGTCGACCAAGGCCTACGAGCGATACAAGTCGCTCTACCGGTCCGGCGATCCGCGGCACAAGTCGCTGGTCAAGCGCGCGAACGAAGAGTTCCGCGCGAAGGCCTACACCGGAACCATCCACACAGACAAGGCGCTGTCGAACATCAGCTTGATGTACGGCAACGGCGCGTACATCGGCGAGATGCTTCTGCCTCGGGTCGACGTTGGCGATGGCAACCTGTCGGGCATCTACTACGTGCACGACAAGCGTTCGCGCCTGGCGTACCCGGATGACGAGCTCGGCGCGCGCGGAAGCCCGAACGAGCTGAACCAGGCCGTCAGCACGGCGACCTACTCCTGCAAGTGGTACGGCTACAAGGAGTACGTCGACCAGATGACGATCAGCGCGCAGGACGCGCCACTGAACGCGCTCGCCGACGCGACCCAGAACCTGGCCGAGGCCATCGCGTTCCGACGCGAGTTGCGCATCGCGACCATCATGACCACCACCGGCAACTACTCCGGCAACACCGTGGCGCTCGCCGCGGGTGCTCGCTGGGACGTCGCTGGCGGTGACCCCATCGGCGCCATTCAGGCGGCGCGCGCGGCCATCTGGTCGGGCCGTGGCCCCGGCAAGCTCGTGGGCTTCACCTCGCTCGACGTGGCCAACGTGCTCACGCGGCACGCGGCCTTCCTCGACATCTTCAAGTACAACTCGAGCGGCCTCGTGCCCATGTCGGCCGTGGCCAACTGGCTCGGTCTCGACGAGATCGTGGTGAGCGAGGCCCGCAAGGACACCGCGAACCCTGGACAGACGGCGAGCTACTCGCGCATCTGGCCGACGAACTTCTTCGGCATCGTGCGCGTCGCGACGTCGCCGAGCATCCGCAACGCGGCCTTCGGATACACCTTCCACGCCGGACCGCCTGCGACGGCGCAGTGGTTCGATCAAACCCTCGGCCCGAAGGGCGGCTACTACGCCAAAAACGCCGTCTGCGAAGACCACCGTGTGGTGGCTGGTGATGCGGGGTATTTGCTGACCACGGTCATTGGCTGAGTCATCTGACGCGCCATTGCATGCGGTGTCACAGCCATATGCAATGGCGCGCGATGGCATAGAACCGGCACGCATCTAGAGCGATGCACGATTCTGTGCGCTCGACTGGAGAAAGCAGATGAAAAAGCACGAAGACGCACCCGCCGCGAAGAAGCCTGAGCTCGCCAAGGGCGAGGTCGACATTGCAGCCGACGAAGCCCCGGCGGCAGAGCCGACGTGGACCGGTGCGGCGCCAGCGCCGTCCACCACGCCCGACCCGAACCAGGACACCGCGCGCCAGATCGCGATCGACACGTACAACCAGAAGCTTGCCGCCGGCGAGCCGGTCGGTGAGAAGCCGCCCGGGCCGGTCGCTCTGTCGAACAAGCCGCGCGACATCCCCACGGGACCCGTGGCGGCCGGCTACCGGCGCGTCCGGGTGACGTCGCCGGTCATGGTGGGCAGTACGACCCACGAGGCAGGCGCCATCGTCGACATCTCGGAGAGCGACGCAGACTCTCTCGGCGCAAACGTCGAGGTGTTCGAGTCGGCGCCGCACGGCGAGTCGACGAAGAAGTCGGCGAAGAAGTAGCCCATGGGGACCGTCTTGCAGGCCGACCTCGAGTCGGCCATCCCTGCTGAGACGGTCCGCCAAATCTTCGACGACGACGCAGACGGCACCGCCGACAGCGCCGTCATCACGCACTTTCTCGAGACCGCAGAGGCGATGGTCCTCGGCGCGGTCGAGCAGCTCTACAGCGACGCGCAGATCGCCGAGATGCAGGCGAACCCGCCGACTCTCTACAAGCTGCTGATCGTCTGGTTCGCGGTCGGCCTCGCGTACGACCGACATCCCGAGTACGTCCGGGCCAACGGCAACGCGTGGATGGATCGCGCAGACAAGTTGCTCACGCAGGTGCGCAAAGGTGAACGCGGGTTCTTCCGCGCTGGCCTGGCGGGACCAATCAACGAGCAGGCGGTGTCACGCTCAGGCGTGGCTGCCTCGCCAGACCCGATTCCCAGAGTCTGGGACGACTTCGGCGACTTCTGAGGTGATGTAGCGATGGCAGCTGGACCGAAGCAACGACCGCTCGATGGGCAATACTCCGGCTGGACCGGCCCAGCTCGTAGCGTGTGGTCGCTGGCTGCTGGTGCTGCTGTGACGCCATCAGACGCCACCCTGTATGACCCGCCCCTGCGCCTGCTGTACTGCGGCGGCGCTGGCAATCTCGTGCTGGTGCTCGACAGCAACGACGAAACAGACGCAGACCACCGCTTCACCGTGGCGGTCACCGCGGGCCAATTGCTCGACGTGTTCGCCATCAAGCAGGTGAGGGCAGCGAGCACGGCAACGGGGTTGCTGGGTTTCACATGAGACGCATCACCCGGCCCGACGGCATGGGCTACCTCGACACGTAGCACGCAGTGACCGAGCACTTCGGCAGCTTCACCTCGCCCGGTCAGGGAGACCGTGGCACGGCGGCGCTGCTGGACTACCTGCGCACCGTCGTCAACGCCGACGAGGGCGCCGAGTGGGCCCGCGTGGCGCCGGGCACCGTGCCCGTCAAGATGGCGCACGCCCACGACCCCAACGCGCGGGTTTTTTCCGAGGCGCACTTGCCTGCGCTGTACCTCGTGCGGCGCCGCGGCAGGGCCCGCTGGGCCGCGATGGGCGTGCTCGTCGCCGAAGACGAGTTGCTGATTCGGTGGGTGTATCCGCCGGCGCAGCAAGCGCACCAGGTGGCCCGCGAGCACATGGCCCCGCGGGTCGTGCGCAGCATCATCCGCGCCATCGAGCGGGTGGCCACGCCCGTGTGGGTGCACGAGCGCGACCTGGCCGACTCGGACGCCTTCGTGCTCTCGATGGCCACGCAGGCATCGGCTGTCGATCTGATCGACACCGACCTCGACGGCGCGGTGGGTGGCCGAGGGCTGACTTCGCCTCGGTACGTGACCATCACGGCGGCGACGGCGGCCAGCGCGTACGTGCTGACGCCGATCGTGGTCGAGGGGATCCGCGGCTACGACTACGTGGTCGATTCGCTGACGCCGACGTCGATCCACGGCGGCTGGCAGCTCACCGGCACGGTGCTGTTCGACCGCATCACCCGGGTGTCGCTGCCTGCGCAGACGCTCACGACGGGCTCGCTCGAGGTAGGCCACACCGAGGACGTCGCGGCGAACGTACGTGGCTCCAGCATTCTCGTGCACAGCGGGTTTGGCGTGCTGCACGTCACCGGCTGGGAGCAAGGCAACGTCGAGATCGCCATTGCCGGCGCACCCGGCGGGCGAGACGCGACGCGCAGATACGAGGCCGTGGAGATCACGGTCGCCGCGATGGAGCAGTCGACCACGGACATCGACGCGCTCGAGCGGCTGCAAACCGTCGACTGGTCCATCTACGGAGCGACCGGCAACGAGGCGGATGGCGTTGTCCACATGTTCGATCGTGAGGACTGAGGAGATTACGGATGGCTGACAAGCTGAAATTCAAGGCGGTCCCTGGGTCGCTGTTGAGCGATCCCATGGCGCCCGGCAGCTTCCTCGGTCGCAAGGCGCTGCCCATGCCGCCCGATGGCTGGGTGGGCGAGCAAGCCAAGGGCGCCGAGGCACGCCACCCGATCATCGAGGGCGGCGTCGAGGTGTCACGCGACCAGCGCGCTCGATGGGCCGTCGTGCTCGACGCTCTGAAGAAGGGC